TGCCGATGACCTTAGCATCAAGCCTAATAGCCATATCGAAGAGGGCAGTGTAGATCTCATCTGGATACATCTTTTCTGCAACTATATCACGAATATAAAGGCGAGCTGTTGTTAGGTCGATTCCAATACCTATGATCGCAGTCTCAGCAGAGTGTATCTTGACAGTCTTTGCAGGATCCATGAGGATGACTGTTTCGATGTTCTTATTAAGCTGTATATCTGCATCAGTGAGTTTGAGAGATGACTCTGCATAAGAGTGATTTAGAGGAAGGTTGTAGTATTTGAAATACTCAGTGCGGAAGGCAGAGTCCTTAGTTGAAATGGGTAGGTTACGGAGTTCACGAAAGAACACGTCAGTTTGGCCAGATTTTGAATGCTCAGACCAAGACAAGTTTATTGCCTCTTGAGACATAAACTCAGGTGCGGTGGGGACAAAGTTGTCATCGCATGCTTCGAGGCGGACAGAGGCCCATTCTTCTGAGTCGAGCAGCTTCTGGAGAACACTGTCCTCATGCTTGAGAGTGTCAATGTAGACAATCTTCCAATTACGATGAGTTTGTGGCACACTCTTGATTACGTCTGCATAGAGCCACTGATACCAAGCGGCGCGAATCTCGTCATTTTCAATCTTTTGTGGATCTTCAAGGTCGTCGATGACGATGAGTCCAGGACGGTCATTCTTGAATAGAACACCTCGGACTTGCTGTCCAGCTCCACGAGGCCAAACTAGCGTATCATAAGCAACCCAGGCTTTCTTAGAAAACACTTCGTCGAAATCGTCATTGGTTACAGCAGATGTCTTGTAAGAGCCGAAGTAGTGTTTGATCATTCTGTTGGTTACTAGTTCTCGACGAAGGTTCTCAGTTTGAAGACTTGCAGCATCATGGGACTTGTTAATGTAGCAGACAAACCCAGTGTAATGGAAGAGGACATAGCGAGCGATTAATGCGAGAGCGACTAAGGACGTCTTGCCCCATCCACGAGGTGCAGCGATGGCAACTTTATTTTCCGGCCCATCAATGAGACGGATGATCTCTCCATGCACCTTTGGAGAGAAAGGGAGAGAAAACCGCTCAGGAAATAATGTTTTAGCAGTAACTTCTGTAGACATTGAGCAAGAACTTAGAATTTGTTGAGAGAGTTCGTCCACAGTTTGACACCGCCATTGTTGGTTTAATATTTAAACAATCTGAAACATTACATCAGTGTTAATAGGGAAGTTTATTAGTACAATTTGATGTGCGTGCATTCCGCCCGCTTGATTCAGTCTTACAACCCCAGTGCTTTAACTTCCTCTGCATCCACGAGCATTCCAGCGGCCTTAGCTGCCTCAATTCCTCTTCTTTTAAACTCCTCAATCTCTTCAGCCGTTGCAGAGAAATGCACTGAGCGAGAATCAATCTTGGTGGGAGCGCGATGTCCAGCTATGTCAAGTGCAACTGTGTCCGCCGTTTCCTTACGCAACTTCCAGCCGACCTGATCAGTAGGCGCGTCAAAGATGTCATGGTAAACTTGAAGTGCCTTGGTGGTTAGTTTAGCAATTTCCTCAGAAATTTTAACTGCCTCTCCGTCGCGCTGCTCGCGAAGAGATGAAAGTTTCTTCATCCCCATCTCGGAGTTAAGCGTATTGCTTACAGACATGGGAGAGATGTCTAGGACCTTGGCAATGTCAGTGTTGCTCATTCCAGTTAATGCGAGATTAATAATCTCATGAGAGCGTTGCCAGAGCTGCTTAATATCATAGACCTTCCGCTTACTCCGATCGTAGACTCTTCGTCGATCCTGCGAACGGTACTCGTAGCCGTACAACGTATCTTGTAACGCCATAGTTGAATCGCCCATCTTCTTTCCTTCCATCCTATCAAGGCCATAATTTCATCTTTGATTGTAAGATCAAGATACACGTTCTTTAGTCAGTTGTCAAGGTATATTTTGACATATTAGTTCATCTATTCTACTACATTGAATAAGCTGCTGTCAAGCAACAGTTGTGCCAACTGGCCTGGCAACTATGATTCGGCCCACCAGTGCGTTCAATAATTAAACCGTCTCCCAACACCAGATGTAGTTAGAATGTATTTTATGGTACATTTATCTAGAAATTTTTTCTAAAGTGTGAGGAGAGTAACCGGGCGGCGGTGGGCGCGAAACTCCCCCATACGGGCTAGTGAATTTGATGTATGAGCGTAAGTCATTGATATCATTGGAGATTACTATCACCTGCAAATAATGCTTGACTCGTACAATGGATAAGGTATGATGTATCCAAATGAATGAGGAGAATAAACATGGATACAGTAACTGGAATATCATTAGTTTGTTTCATCGGAATGATTGCACTAATTATTATTTATGGCTTGTATGAGGCACTTAAATAATTAGTTGCTTTATTCATTGACAGTTCTTTGATAATCAGGCGATTGAATGAGGATGCAAGCGCATCACATGACAGTCTGTATATCGGCAGTTTGTTCAATTATTGAATGATCTTTCCACTTCATTATAAACGGCCTAGGTCTTGCGCCGCGCATATGCGCAGAAAGGTCGTGGATAATGAGTAATGAACTAGGAATGATTATTGGTAAGATTAAGCAGAATATGAGCATTACCAACCATAATGATGAGAAGGTACAAATTTCAGTAACATTTGACTTTAGCACTAGCACTGATGCTGAGATTAAGGGCTGGCTATGCGGGAATAGAGCCATTGTGTTTCAGAGACCGGCAAGAAGCCTGAGCATGAAAGAGTTGATGGACCTAGATGGAACAGTGGTTATGGCGAATGCCGCTGGAACGAAGGTTAAGTCTAGGACAGATAGAATTGCTGAACTGGTAGCTGTGTTTGAAAATTCTGGACTCGCTCATGAGATGGCATTGCAGTTGGCAACGGCTGCAGTGGATAATCCTTCAGCACTTACGATTAAAGAGTAGTATTCATTAAGGGAGTTATAAAGTAGTAGTTAATTAACGTAGTTAATCTAATGCCTAGGTCGTTTATAATGGAGTGGATGGTTAATAGTTAGTTCAATAATTGAATGATCTCATTAATCTTTAAGGGAGGACTAAGAATGGTTTATTTACTCTGGTTTATTGGATTATCTGAAGGCATTAGTACAGCCAACTACAGCCTCTACACTGATACGTTGATAGTTTACTGCGTAGATAGGTTAACTGATAAGCAGTTTAATTGTGTGTTTAGAGCGTCTAAGTAAATGGTAATGGTAATTAGGGAGATGGCAAGAGGATGCTGTCTCCCTTTTTTATTGCTGACTACGTCATACAATCTATGTGCTTCATAGATGGTTAATTAACCAACTGGAAGCGAAAGGGGTTAATTATAGATGTGCGGGTGAGCGCTCTGCTTTGCTCTGCTCTAAGCGTGCACTAGAGTCTATAGAATAGGGGAATTAAATGTACGGAATTATATATTGACAATGGAGTGTAGAACATGTATTGTATGTATTGTATGTATTGTATGTATTGTATGTATTGTATGTATTGTACATGTCACCTGCCATCAACCGCACATATCGGAATGCCGGTATTTCCATAAGGTATATGGGGTATTTCCATAGGGTATATGGATAAAAGAGAGAGTACATATAGTAATAATAATAATATTAACTATATGTATGACTTATAAACACCTACCTATGAGTAGATAGACATTTGTCGTTTGGCATTGATGGGGAGGATGGGTATCGACATGTGCAATACATGTGCTACATACAATACATACGTTACATACATCGTATACAGAGAAGATCGTTTAAACATTGAACAGACTAATCAGATAGAGGAGGAGAAAGAAGATGAAGAGACTAAATGATGCAGTAGTGCAGAGTAGAGTAGATAAGAGATGCTTGGCTACAGTTAGTAAATGGTATGTGAGTAGAGGGGTATTGCCTAGAAGTGCAAGTGAGCTGATAAGAAACATATTAGAGGACTTTGTGGAGATATTAGTTAGTAATGGCAAAGTAGAGTTGATTGATAATAGTGAAGATGCTAGACAGATATTAGATGATTTGTTTGGGAATGTTTTTAATCCAGGAAGGAGAGGTAGAGATAATGAGTATGTAAATTTATCTATGGATGATATAGAGAGGTCGCCTAAACTATATGCTAATGATCCAGGATATTTGAATGCTGCTAAGAGAGGAGGAGTGAGTGTAGAAGATTGTAGAATAGCATTGGAAAAAGCTAAGAAGCATGTAGAATTTGTACCTCCTAGACCATTTGAAGTAGATGAGAATGGCTTAGTGATTAACAACTTTGTTGAGCCTAAGCAGATAGTTCCAGACTGGGCTAAGGACAAGACAAAAGAGAATGATGTTAGAAGAGTGAGTAATAGAGAGGATATATCAAATAATGCTCTCGCTCCAGCGCATATAGATGCTGAAGCATGGTTGAAGAAGAAGGAGTCACAGGAGAGGGAAGCTGCTCAGGCAATAGAATGCTTTGATCCATTTGCAGGCGCGATCAAAGCTGAGGATTGACTAGTTAGTTTAATTATTGAACGAACTAATGACAAGCCCGACAGCGTCGGTTGCTAATGCTAGTAATTAATCATTAGCTATTGCATTAGTTCGTTTAATAATCAAACACACTCCAGGCCGTTCCATCTATGCATCAGCCCACTAGTCATTGCACAAAGTGGGCGGTACGCACACAGCGCAATGCTAATGCTAATGCTAATACTGGTGAGTAAAGTAACTTACCAATGGTCACCTATGCATTGCCTCAACTGTAATTGAGCATCTATGCATAAATAACGCTTGACATTCTTGCCGGGGTGTGATATGGTACATTATTGATTGGATAGGGCGCGGCCAACTATGGGCCGCAAAGTGAATGATTAACAACTGAGAAAAGGAAAACTTATGAAAACATTAGAGGAAGTTAAAGCGTATGTTGATGAACAGATGGATATTCCAGATGCTGAGGTGAGTAAAGTATGGGTAGAGGGATTTGTAGCTGGATTGAATGAAGCGGGAGCTATCACTGGTGAGGAGTTGGATGAACTGCTTGCGTATATTGTAACTGTTAATTCGACCAAGTAATCATTCGACCTAAGCATGTCGTTAAACTGCTAAGGTTAAATAGATTGATTAATTATTAAACGGACTGGAGGGACAGTCGATGAAGAAATTATTATTAGCACTAGCCATTGCAGTTAGTATGACTACGTCAGCTGGGGATGGCTTTATTGTCATAGATGAGACAGAGATAGTATTGGTCGAAGGCACTTTCATTAACATCTTGCACACTGAATTGAGAGGAGGAAAGATATGGTAAGATATATTCCTAAAGTGAATAAGAAATGGGTTAGAAGTACTAAAGAAGCTTTGATTAAGTTGATTGCTAGTAGAAAGAACAAAGGAGGTTCTTTCTACAATGATAACTATCTTAAAGACCTTAAAAATGATGAGATGGTTATTAGTGCAGACTTTGACAGAATGGATAGAGGATTATTTAATCAGAAGTACATAGACTGGTTATGGTAGGAGGAAAGATATGGTAGAGTCAATCGTTGGAAGGGAAAACTACTATGATGAAAGAGCAGAGGAAAAATTACTAATCTGCTTCACTTGCGGCGGAGAAGTTAACGTCCTTCCAGGGCCGGAAAAGTCCAAAATTTACCTTCATTGCCCTATATGCAATGCTGAACTAGATCGCTTAAGCGAACTCATAATTGAAAAAGTAGATCTTTATGATAGGTATGCTAAAGCTCTTAATCGACTAGAAGAAGTCAGTCAGCTCTATCAAACACTTCAAGACCACCTCAAGTGTTTGTTGACGTAGTTAGTTCAATTATCGAACAATCTAATGGGAGAACAGCTATGACAATAACTAATGAAGAAAAAAAGCAGCGGATGGAGCTATTGCATGAACAGATGGTGACTATAGTGAAGAAAATCTCTCATGCTCAGAGTATTCTTGATGAACTTAATCATCGTCGTTGGAAACTAAAGATGGAGTTTCAATCTATTGATCGAGAACTGTCAATGATAGATGGGAGGCATAAAGTTGTTAGAGTGCAAAAGAGTACGATGAAGTGTGCAAGCGTTGAGGTGCCAATGAAGTTCACTCGCGAACAAGTCGAAGCACTTGCAGCGCAACTGGGGATTGACATAGATTTTCAATAAACTATTTGAATAGGAGATTAACTAATGCCTAGGTGTAATTTTTACTATGTTGGAGGTGACAGGTGTGAAGAGTTGACTAGAACTATCTCGCATAAGTCAGGACTTAAGATTGATACAGTAGATCCTAATGGTTCCAGTCCATTCTATCAAGCCTGGCATGAGCACGATAAGTGTGAGGATTTCTGCTTTTATCATACACAGATGCTTGCTGGATTAGTTAATCCGCACTATATGTCTCTGATTCCACCTAATGTGCGGATGAAGATATTACTTGCTAAAGCTATCGTCGAGCGTGAGTTGGTTGAGAAGAAAGTCGAACTTAATCATTGGAAGAGGAAGAAATAATGAGCGCTTATCTATTCCCAGAAAAACCGTCAAAGAAGGCTTACAAAGAATCCATTGCATCTGGAGAAATAATCACTGCGGCTGAAAACACTCCTTGGGGAAGTAAGATAGTAAATAATGGAATTGTTACTTTCGAAGGCCCTCATTTTCCTAAGCCTCATCGCTACTATGGGCAGGCAACAGTTGTCAATGGGAAAGTTGTAAAGATCGTTTAAAAATCAAACATTCTATGGCCAAAGGCCAGAAAGGAAATCTTATGCCATTTACAGAGGAAGGACAATCTATTTTCAACGACTGTGTTACAGCGCTTAATGCCTACATGGAAGATGTGAAGACTTCAAAGGACATAGGAGTGCTTTACAACTCTCTTACAGCATTAATAGCTGAGGCAGAAGAACAGATGGACTTAATTGACAACCAACAGGCAAAAGAGGAGGGATTTGAAGATGAATGAAGAAGAGCTTGAAGAATTAACTAAGAAAATGGAAGAGGCTATAAGGACTAACAGGCCAGTAAATGCTCTTGACTCGCGTATTCTTGATAAATTGCAGAAGGAATACTTCAGGCGAATTCTAGGCCTTATAAAGAAGATGGAAGCTTGTAATAACATCATCGAGGCCATACAAGTGCTTAGCTCTACCATCTCTGCAATGAGAGGGATTCAAGAGGGATTGAGAATGGCTATGATCGAATATCTAATTAATGATCTAACTAATTAACCTTCAAGCCGGCGGCATAGGTGATTAATGCCTGTGCTGCCCACTAGACGGTTCAATTTTTAAACAATCTAAAGGAAATCATCTAATGAACGAAGAATTTCTCAAAGAAGTATGCGCTAACTGCGGACTCACCTTTGATGCTCATTGTTGTGCATCTTATTATTCAGAATTCTATAAACTTTTTATTCCTAGAAACTACTGTCCTGGTCATCAAGGACGCATGGACTGGGATAAAGGGCCTGGGACAATCTTTGCTTCATCTGGACTGTTTAAAACCATAGAGCACGGAACCTCTGCAACGGCCTGTAATTTGTGCAGAACACAAAATAATCATTGACAATGGGCGGAAGAACTGTTATGGTATTTTTACAATCAGTTTTAAACAGTAATTCTTTCCATCCATTACTTTCATTTAAAGGAGGTTACCATGTAAACTTACAGTCCACCCACTTGCTTTTAATTCACTTACATTCAATCAACTAATTCATTCTTAAGGGAGAAAAACTAATGATTCAAAAAGACATTTCCGCCAAAGTACCTGCAGACGCTGAAAAAGGCACCGCTGAAGTATCCACCACGATTCTTGTGAACTTCGCTGAGACCGTTGAAGAGGCTGTCCAGATGTTTGGAGAGGAAGCCGTCCTCAGCAATGCGTTTGCCAACTGGCGCGTGACGTTGCAGAGTAACATTCGAGCAAAGATCAAATCCGGAATGGATCAAGTGGCGATCCAACTCGCTCTGGCCGATGCCAAGATGGGTATTGCTGTTACAGGCACTAAAGCAGATCCCATCGCTATTTACATGATGAAGTTCAAAACGTCCACGCCGGAAGTTCAAGCGCAGATGCTTGAGGGCCTGAAAGCTCAGGCTGCTTCAGTATAATCAATTCATTTCATTGCCGGTACTTAGTGGGCTAGAGCAGGTGAACGCTCTAGCTCATTTTAATTACCTTCTTATGTACATTCTAGCTACATTCAATCAGTCCGTTCAATAATTAAACACACTAAGGGAGTTATAAAGATGCCAGAATGGCAGAGATGGAAAAACATAATGAAATGCTATCCATTTAGCGAGGATAGATTAGCAAAATGGCAGCCGCCTTACATAGTCCAGCCTAAGTACGATGGCGACAGGTGTAAGGCATACTATAACACAGATGCTGGGTACCTCCTTACATCCTCAGAAGATAATCCCTTTTTCTCCGTCCCTCACATAAATGCCGCTCTAGACGCTTCAGGTGTTGACCTAACGCTTGATGGTGAACTGTACAACCACAAACTGTGCATCAGGGGCGGTCATGAACTTATTCATGGCATAGTTTCTCGCTCAGTAAATCTCCATCCTGAGGCACATAAGATGCAATATCATATCTTTGACATCGAAATGGAAGGGAGTCAGCTGGAGAGGTTAGTAAAATTGGAGAAGTTAAGAGACCTAAAGATTCCAGGCATAGTTATTGCACCCTTCTGGATATGCGAAAGTTTAGATGACATCAAGCGTGTATACGACAAGCTAATCAAAGAACACTTTGAAGGCATCATCATTAGAAACATCAACAACGTCTATCAATACAAACGATCTACAATGCTTATGAAATTTAAGCCTAAGAAAACCGACACTTATAAAATAGTCGGCTTTAATGAGGAAATATCTAAAGATGGAATTCCTAAGAACCGCCTTGGCTCTCTTATGCTTTCTTCTCAGCTTAATGATATCTTCGCTGTATCTGCTGGGTTGACTGCAGATGAGAAGGTAATGCTTTGGAAAATTCGTGAAATTCTTCTAGGAAAGAATGCAACTGTGCATTACCAACACTTAACTAATAAGTCTATTCCTAAGGGAACTTTTGATATTAAGATAGAAGGAGTCCTCATATGACACCAAGAGAAGCTGCAGAAGAGATGGAGAAGAGGTTTCCAGACCAAACATTTGTATGTTCTGAAGATGTATGGGATAAGGGATCAAAGTATAATAACAGATGTCAGATATCTTATGGCTTTGATGAAAGAAACTGTCAACAAATTCAATCCTCTACATTCGAAGAATGCTTTAAATTACTGGATAAAAAACTGACTCATCAACAATTATTGCTTAAACAATTCTAAAGGAGAAAACAGATGAATGAAAAACAAGTTATTGAAAACGACCCTAAGATGGAAATTCTTGCCTCTTTCTTCGTTGCAGGAGTTCAGTTTCACGAACTTCGCACAGTATCAGCGGAGATTAAAGAAGGCGCCATCCTCGATTTGGTCCTCGAGCCAACAAACAAGTATGATCCAAATGCTGTACGCATCGAATATGAAGGCACTATGCTCGGCTATGTGCCGAAGAAGTTCTCATCCACAGTAGCAGGTAATCTCACTGTAGGCCCAGTCCTCTGCCATGTCAAAACTATCAACATGAATAAGAAAACCTACGAACAGTTGTTCGTTGAAATTCTTGTGGAGGCCTACAATGAGTCGTAAATTTTATTGCTCTGAATGCGGTAAGGAATTGGTCATAACTCGTATGGCCATTCCTAAACGCGCTATCATTGTAGACCTAGTCGAACCTCATGAATGTGGCGAGAGCGTAGACCTTGAAAAGGAACTCTCTAAAGTCCCTGGAGAATGCATCGAGTTCGTTGACAAGGCATTGAAACAAAAGACAGTTCAAAAATTAAACGAACTTGATTCAATGATAGCTGACCGCCGATCTAAAGCATTCATCAGAGATGATTCACCTTCAGCGCCTCTCAATATTCTTGATAAAATTGCTGGGCAGTTAAAAGGAATGGATTAATGCCTAAGGTCTACATAGTCAATAAGTCCGCTCACGATTTTAGGTTAGTAGAACCCTATGGAGAGATAATCTTTCTTTCTGTAGGGCCCTTTAATCGTTATGCAGTTAACCATATGCATAGGATTTTCTCTGAAGCTATGGTTGAATCGGAAGAGGGCGATTACATAGTTCCTTGCGCACTTAAT